CTTTGTTTTCTGCTCTTCACCTTTGCGAAATCGAACGATTTAATCGGCAAGAGGTGGGTCGGCTTCATCGCTGGGTGACTCTGACGGCCATTTTCTCGGGCTATGAGGTAGTTGCGAAGACACTGAAACAGGTGTCGAACTACTGTCGTTACCGAGCTGGTCGTCTGGGACCATCTCCACATAGCGACGTTGCCGTCCCACCTTCCCTGCTTCCATCCACTCCTAGGTGCGTGATGAGAATCGTTGCCTCGATCGAGGAACATGGTGTCATGGAAAGCCAACGGAGAAAACTGATTCAGTTCGGTTATCTCGGTCGTGCTATGCCGTTTGGCACTCAAGTTCAAATCGATGAGGCAGTGATAAATCACGCCGAGCGGTATGGTAGCCGGGAGCCTGCCGACCCTGCACTTGTTGCTTCCCTCCGGAAATTCGCTACCTCTTGGGGATGTAAGTATAGGTTTGCTGTTCCATCGACCGCAACTCTCTGCGCGAGCTCCTCTTCTTCTCTTGGTTTCTCCCGAAAGCTTGGGGGCAATTTTGCCGCCTTGCGGGAGATGTATAACCAATGGGAGAATGAGCCAACGAGCAGTGAGCATGAGGACGATTTGTGGCAAGCCTATCCTACCTTCAGGGATCCGACACGTTACACCATTCAGGGTGAGCGTAATCTCGAGATGGGTTCTAACACTCGAGGCTCGACTGAATATGTGGTGAACGTTATGGCGGACCCTGACCTCGAGAGGACTAGGATCCCACGAGTTATTAGAGACCAGTCGCTTCGGCAACTTCTCTATCAAGCAGAGACCGGCGACTACCCAAGGGCCAAGGTCTTTGGTATCACGGAGCGTGGTTATAAAGCACGTATCGTGACCCAAAGCCCCGTTTGGCTGGTAGAAGTCGGTCATCTGGTGAGAAGTGTCGTTTGGCCGATGCTGGAGCAAGATCCCCGCGTCCAAGCCGCGCTTGAGGGTGGTAGACTTGAGACCTTTTTCAAAGATCTCGTCGACCGCCCCATGCGCGTGCCTGTTGAAGTGGGAGATCTGACCGGCGTCAGTGCTGATTTGACAGCCGCGACAGATGGTCTTTTCTCGTGGGTGATTAATGCGATTTGGGAGGGAGTTTGTGACGGTGCGGGG